GGAGCGCGTCGCCGTTACTCTCCACGGCCTTGAGGCACACAGCTTCGCTCTGGTCTTTCACATACTGGAGCGCGTAGCCGTTACTCTCCACGGCCTTGAGGCACACAGCTTCGCTCTGGTCTTTCACATACCGGAGCGCGTAGCCGTTACTCTCCACGGCCTTGAGGCACACAGCTTCGCTCTGGTCTTTCACATACCGGAGCGCGTAGCCGTTACGCTCCACGGCCTTGAGCGCTGCATCTAAACCGATTATTGCCGAAAATTTAACTTGCATTATTAATTCTCCTTAAGTTGATGTTGTGCCAAACACGCGGCGCGCATCTGCTGGATTATCGGGAACCAGTTTCATCGACCCCAATGGTGTAACAGTGTAAGCGTTAATGACGGACTCGTCAACACCTAATTTTAACGCCTGCTTTGGTGTCTTAACTCCAGGCTTTGACAAGTCGGCCCCCATGAGTTCGCCCATCGCAATTACTTGCTCCGGCGGCATTGTCCATTGTTGCCGCCCGAAACCTTGCTCAGCGCGGTGCCACGGTACGGAATGCCCCTGCTTGACATACGCCGTCACAGATTCGCGCAGCCCTTCGACCCGAGCCTGTAGCCGCTCAAGTGCGCGCTCAAGCATCTTGAGTTCAAGGCTCGCCGCCTGTGGTGATAGCTCGACTGGTGACGACATTGCCGAAAATTCCGCGTCAGCGTATGCAGCTTTTTGCAACGCTGGGCACGCATGACGGCCTGAGCAATCTCGGCACTCCGGATTTGTCACGGCGACAGGGTTCGGCGCGAGCGATAATTCTGCAGCGCGTCGTAACTTGTTGACCTGACCCCGCAAGTCCGAACCTTTGACCGACCACGTACGCACCGGTGAGCCTTTGTAAAAACAACGCGGCTGCACGATTGTGAAATTAACAGTGAGCACTTGATCCAATAATGCCGGTTGCGTGCTAAATCGATCCGCGAGGTAATCAATGCAACCCGAGATATACGTAACGCCTTGGTCATTTTCATATTCCTCAACGAAGCGGTGCCCGAACTTATAATCGATAACTTCAAGCACTTTATTAGCTGAGCCATATCCCCAGACATCAGGCGTCCCCCAGCACTCAGGGTGTACGAAATGACAATCGACATGCGTTTCAACATTGAATAACGTAAAACGTTCGCGAGGTATGCGCTTACGAACCGTTTCGACAAACAACTCGGCACCTTCGATCATTTCCTCGGTCACAACAATACCGTTGGGCGCTATCGCACCTTCAAGCACTTCGCGTCCGTTGAACGTTTCCGCAAATACCCAGTGCGCTGCTGTACCTTCAAGACTGTCGGGCGTGTCTTCTTTTGGGTAAGCCTGATTCATGGTCACCCACAGCCCACAACGCGCCCATGCCGCCGCACCGCTCGGCGGTAAAACCGAATGCGCGCTCACTTGCGCACCGCGAGCAATGCGTCAATATTGCGGGCAACGGTCGGCAGCAAGTCCAGGCGATTAGCCAACAGCGGCAACGCCGGCACACCAGCCTCGGCGCAACACTGAGTCACTTCAGCTTGCGTAATCTTGCCCGCTTGCATTGCTGCTGACGTGCGGCCAATCAGCGCGACAAACTGCTGGCGAGCGTCGGCGTTTGGTGCTGGTGCTGGTGCTGGTGCTGGTGCTGGTGCTGGTGCTGGTGCTGGTGCTGGTGCTGGTGCTGGTGCTGGTGCTGGTGCTGCAGGGAATGGCCAACCTCTAGTCGCAGCAAGCGGCGCACTGGTCGGGGCAGGGGCACCCATAAGCTGACGCAGCTCAGCAGTAACTGACGCCACTAGCGCTGGATCAACGCCGCGCTTCGCCTTCCAGTTGCCGATTGCGATTTTGGCCTTGGTGCTGGCGTGTATGCGCGGATCCCACGGCAGGCCATCGTTATCGGTTTCGGCAGGGCTCACGGTTGGGGGTGCAGCAGGCGGAGCCGGGGGGATTGCTGCGGAGGGTGCTGCAGGCGGTAACGGTGCGCTCGCGCTCGGGGTGATGGTAGTCGCCAGCGGCACCTCGGGGGCAATCGTTGACTGAGCGACAACCGCAATAGAGGGGGCAGCGGGTGCCGCTTGAGCTAAAGGGGGAACGTTACCGAAGGCTGCGGCGGGGTCGATATCGGCAAAAGTAGGGCCAGCAGCACCTCGACCGAAGACCGCATTTAATTTAGTAGCATCGGAGTCAAGTGCCGGCGACCCGTGAGTGCTAAATGCGAGCTCAGGTAGAGTGGACTTATGCTCGTGGTCAAGTTTTGCATGCTCGGTCGCGGCATGTGCTGCCAGCTCAGTGATTGCCGCTTTAGCCTTGGTGGTGTCGACAGTAACTTCGAGCGCCATCGCCGCTGCATGTGGATCAGGGTACGTCTTAATAAAATCAATAATAGCTTCACGCTGGGTGCGCGAAGCCTTCGATAAATCTATGGTTAAAATGCTCATGATTAACATCTCCTGGTTAATAAAGTGATTGACTGCGAGTGGACTATAAATAATAATGACGTATCCGTCAACATGAATTGTTAAATATGACCATCTTAAATTTAGATTGCCGCGACGGCCTCGCGTTGTTGCCCGATAATAGTGTCGATTCGATAGTATGTGATCCCCCCTATGGCATTTCGTTCATGGGCAAAAAGTGGGATTGCGATGTACCTGGCGTTGATATATGGATCGAATGTTTGCGTGTATTGAAGCCGGGCGGCTATTTGCTAGCATTCGCAGGCACACGGACACAGCATCGAATGGCGGTTCGCATCGAGGATGCGGGCTTTGAAATACGCGACATAATCGCTTGGGTTTACGGTAGCGGCTTTCCTAAACATCAGAGCTCATTGAAACCCGCGTTTGAACCGATTACGCTGGCGCGAAAGCCTGCTAAAACTGCGACGTTGTTGAATATTGACGCGTGTAGGATTGGCAATGACATAATCACAACGAACGGTGCTGCTAAAAGCAATACGTCGGCGCTCGGGAACTTTAAGGGTATCGTTCCTACTGACCATATCGGTCGCTATCCTGCTAATTTTATTCATGACGGTAGTTCTGAAATTGAGGATGTTCTCGGGGATTCGTCGCGGTTCTTTTATTGCCCAAAGACCTCGAAGCAAGACCGCGACGAAGGTTGCGGACATCTCGTTACGAAACAATATTCGCACGATGGAGGCCTTACCAGTATCGATAATGCATACCAAAGAAACGCCAGTGTCAGCAGTAACCATCATCCCACAGTAAAGCCAACGGACTTGATGCGCTATCTATGTAAATTAGTCACGCCGCCCGCCGGGCTGATTGTGGACCCGTTCGCGGGCTCAGGCAGTACCGGCAGAGCTGCCGCGCTTGAGGGTTTTCAGTTCCTAGGGTTTGAACTCGACGCGCAATATGCTGAAATAGCACAAGCGCGAATTGACTCAGCGCGGGGTGGTAAATAATGCAGCTTCGACCATACCAACAAGAAACGCACGACGCTATCGGTAACGCGTGGGGATCTGGCATGCAAAACGTGCTCGCTGTATTACCTACCGGCGGCGGAAAAACCGTCACCTTCAGCCATATAGTCAAAGAGGAACCGGGCGCGTCTATCGTGCTGGCGCACCGTGCCGAATTGGTGGCACAAATGTCTATCGCGCTGGCGAGGGAGTCAGTCAGACACCGTATCATCGGGCCGCCCGCATTAATCAGGCTTTGCGTTAATGGTCACATGGGGGAATTGAAGCGATCATTTTACGACGCGAACGCTAAAACTGGCGTCGCAAGCGTGCAGAGCGTGGTTAAGCATAAAGATACGTCCGCATGGTTCAATCAGGTCAGATTGTGGGTACATGATGAGGCGCACCACGTACTTAAAGAAAATCAATTCGGCAAGGCCGTTGCGCGGTTTCCGAATGCGCGAGGACTCGGGGTCACTGCAACGCCTGGCCGTGCCGACGGTATGGGTTTGGGCAGGCATGCCGATGGGCTTTTTGACTGCATGATCATGGGGCCGACTCCGCGCTGGCTGATCGATCAAGGTTTCCTGTCGCAATATAAAATTTTCGCACCTCCCTCAAATCTCGACTTGTCCGCGGTGCATGTGACCGCCGGCGGTGATTACAGCCCGCCCGAATTAAAACTCGCGACTCGAAAATCTACGGTGCTCGGCGATACTGTAAACCACTATGTCAAGCATGCACTCGGCAAGTCCGGCCTGACATTCGCTGACAGTGTGGAAAATGCAACCGACATTGCGTCACGCTACCGAGTCGCCGGGGTATCTGCCGAAGTGCTTACCGGAAAAACTCCGGACGCGTTGCGCGCCGCGGTAATTGGGAAATTCAAGTCCAAACAGATTATGCAGATCGTATCGGTAGCGTTGATTGATGAGGGTTTCGACTGCCCCGGCGTCGAGGTGATTAGCGATGCTGCAGCAACACAATCATTTAACCGTTTCGCGCAACGCTTCGGGCGAGGTCTGCGCGTCATGGAAGGTAAGCCGCACATGATTTATTTAGATCACGTGGGCAACACGCTGCGCCACGGCTTGCCGGATGCCAAGCGCGAATGGTCGTTAAACCGTCGCGACCGCAAAGCCGCCTCAAAGTCCGACGCAATCCCGCTGCGCATATGCGCGAATGCTGAGTGCGTGCAGCCCTATGAGCGCGTATACAAATGCTGCCCGTACTGCGGCCACTATCCGCCGCCGCCGCCAGTGCGTAGCGCTCCCGAGTTCGTCGACGGTGACTTGCTGGAACTGGACGAGGCCACACTTGCCGCGCTGCGCGGTCAGATCGCTAAAGTCGACGGCGATTGTGTCGTACCATACGGCGCGGCACCCGAGGTTGTTGGGGCGGTTCGTCGCAGGCATTGGGAACGGCGCGAGGCTCAGAGTCAGCTACGCAATACAATTGCGTGGTGGGCTGGCCTTGAGGCGGCACAAGGGCGTGGAGAGTCTGAAAGCTACCGGCGTTTTTATTACAAATTCGGGCTGGATGTAGCGAATGCTCAGACACTCGGGGCGCGTGAGGCTGGTGAGTTGGCCGAGCGTGTGATGCTTGAGCTTGCTAAAAACGGGATCGACGGCACCCTGGATGCTGTTACATATATGGGGGCGGAATAATGTCTGCGTATTATAACGAGCACGACCCTAAAGCCGCCGCATGGTTACGGGAATTAATTAAACAAGGTCACATCGCGGACGGTGTGGTTGATGAAAGGAGTATTGAAGATGTCTTGCCCAACGAAATCAGAGAGTTTACACAGTGTCACTTCTTCGCCGGAATCGGCGTCTGGTCATACGCGTTACGACGCGCTGGGTGGTCTGACGATCGACGAGTTTGGACAATGTCTTGCCCCTGCCAACCTTTCAGCGCGGCAGGTGAAGGCGCTGGGTTTGCTGACGAGCGGCATCTGTGGCCCGCTGGGCACTATCTCATCGGCCAGTGCAAACCTGACGTCGTCTTTGGTGAGCAAGTTGCAAGCAAGGGTGCAGATACTTGGATCGACCTTGTACACACTGACATGGAAGCCCTGGGTTACGCCTTCGGGGCGGTCCCGTTTCCGTCTGCGGGCGTCGGTGCGCCGCACATCCGAGACAGGACCTACTGGGTGGCCGACTCCAACCCTACCGTCGGGCGGACAAACATCCCCAGAAGGGACGACGTCTACCGGGAAAACACCGGACGGACGCAAAGTGCAAGTTACGTTGAAGGATGTGGCTGCACTAGCGGGATGGCCGACATGCAGCGTGCGGGATCACAAGGGCGGGTATCAGGGGGGCAGGATTCGGAACGGTCAGATCAGTACGGACACACTGGACGTGACGGCGCAGCTGGCGACACCCGCACGGTTGACAGTTTCTGGCGAGATGCTGACTGGCTGTTCTGCAGAGATGAAAAGTTGCGGCCAGTTGAACCCGGCACATTCCCGCTGGCTGATGGGGCTCCCGCCAGAATGGGACGATTGCGCGGTTACGGCAATGCAATCAATGCTGAAGCGGCCAAAGCGTTCATCGGGAGCTACTTGGGATGACCCCCTCAATTAATCGGTGGGCTATCCGCCACGGTGTAACCTTGCAGGCGCTGCTTGAATTACAAGAGCTTTTTGGCCTATACGGCGGCCATGAATTACCGAAAGCAATGTCGGGAACCAGTGAGGCCGCCGTGGCTGCTGTGGTACGCTTGGAGGCCGCCAGTAAGGGCGTGAAGTTGTTCCGCAATAACGTCGGGGCGCTGCTGGATAGCCGGGGCGTGCCGGTGCGCTACGGGCTGGCCAATGAGTCCAAACAGATCAATGAGAAAATAAAGAGTGGTGATTATATCGGATGGCGTCCGGTGCTTATCACTCAAGCGCACGTCGGGCACACGATCGCGCAATTTGTGAGCCGTGAAACGAAAGCTGTCGGCTGGCGATATACGGGCACCGAACGCGAGGTCGCGCAGTTAGCGTGGGCGCAGTTGGTTACGGCTGGTGGTGGTGATGCTGCTTTTTGTACAGGGGTTGGTACATTGTAGTTGACGCGCTCGTCATTATTGAGCATAATTTGCGCAGGAGAAAATATGAATAAAAAACGTCAACATCCCGACGACCGTCGGTATCAAATATTAACTGCCGCTATCGCAATTGCTGAGCGTCCAGGGGGATACTCGAAGCTTACCCGCAAGGTTATTGCCGATGAGATTGGCATAGCGGAGGCCACTATTTCGCTGTACTTCGGTACTATGCCAGCGTTTCGCCGCACGATAATGCGCTCGGCGGTAATGACCGAGAATCTAGCTATTGTGGTGCAGGGCATTGCCGTCGGTGATGCGCACGCACTCAAGGCGCCGGCCGATTTAAAGTTGCGTGCGCTACAATCGTTGGTGGAATAGCCCAATGATAAAAATACCGGCAGCTTTGCAAGCAATGGAGCAGTACCGCCAATTTATTTTATACGTGGCGCAGCCGAGCCAGACGCGGCCCGGAAAGACCGATAAATTTCCGTGCGATTTCAGAACCGGAAAGGTAGCAAACGCACATGATGCAAACATATGGACAGACAGTCAGACGGCACTCGCGAGCGCTCTTAATTACGGCCCTAATCACGGTGTCGGATTCGTTTTTACTGAAGCCGACCCGTTTTTCTTTTTGGATATCGACGACTGCCTGCAGTCTGACAATACGTGGTCGCCGCTCGCCACATCGCTCTGCGCGCAGTTCAACGGTGCAGCAATGGAGGTGTCAAAATCGAACCGCGGCTTACACATCTTCGGCACCTATAGTGCCCCTATTCCGGCGCATGCTTGCAAGAATACGGATTTACACTTAGAACTTTATCACGTCGGAAGATTCGTAGCGCTCACCGGCACGGGCGCAATCGGCAATGTGGCTGCAGACTGCACCGCCGTACTGCCCAGCCTGATAGCTCAATACTTCCCACCAGACGCCGCGCAACTTTTGGAACAGGGGTGGGCGGAAGGTCCTGCAGCCGAGTGGAATGGCCCCAAAGATGACGAAGAACTTATCCGGCGCGCTCTGCGTTCACAGTCCACGGCGTCAGCATTTGGCGGCCGCGCTAGCTTTGCGGACTTATGGTCGGGCAATGTCGAAGTGTTGTCGCGATGCTATCCAGATCCCGCTCGCGGTTACGACTCAAGCAGCGCCGATGCAGCCCTTGCGCAGCATCTGGCATTCTGGACCGGCAAAGACTGCGCCCGCATCGAACGGATTATGCGAAAGTCCAGCCTTGCCCGCGACAAATGGGAACGTGAGGACTATTTGCCGCGCACAATTCTTGGCGCCGTCGGTCGTCAGTTTGAGGTGCTTACGGATAAGAGCATCGAACCCGTGGCAGGCACGCCATCGAGCCCCGCACCCAGCGCGTCAGCCGAACCGCCGCGCCCTCGATTGGTCGAGGGTTCAACGTTTGCCGGAGTTACCGAACAATTGGATATGTTCGCGGGTTGTATATACATACAGGATCAGCACAAGGTGTTGATACCAGGCGGCGCGATGCTCAAGCCTGAGCAATTCAAAGTAAATTTTGGCGGCTATTCGTACAGCATGGACATGGCTAACGAAAAGACAACGCGTGACGCGTGGGAGGCCTTCACGCAAAGCCAGATATACCGCGCACCCAGGGCAACCTCTACTTGCTTTAAGCCCGATCTGCCGGCCGGTGCGATTATTGATAAGGGTGGCCAAACGTTCGTTAATACATATTGGCCGGTGGATGTGCCGCGCAAGCTGGGTGACCCTACACCGTTCTTCACGCACTTGCAAAAGATAATACCCGATGAGCGCGACCGCTTTATTTTGCTGTGCTACATGGCAGCATGCGTACAGCATCAAGGCCATAAATTCCAATGGGCGCCGCTCGTTCAAGGTGCGCCGGGCAACGGTAAGAGTTTGTTAAGCCGTTGCGTGGCCGAGGCTATCGGTCGGCGCTATGTGCACTGGCCAAAAGCGTCAAAGCTGGCCGCACAATTTAACGGCTGGATGGTAGGTAAGACGTTCTACGCAGTCGAGGATATCCACGTGCCAGGCTCAAAAATGGAAATTATCGAAGAACTGAAACCGATGATTACCGGCGGCGACGGGCTTGAAATTGAATCCAAAGGTATCGACCAGGTAAGCGGGGATATCTGCGGAAATTTTATGTTTAACTGCAATAATCAGTCGGACTTGCCAAAAACCAATGACGACCGGCGCTATGCTGTATTTTACTCAGCGCAGCAAAATGCCAGCCATGTTATTCGCGACGGCATGTCGGGCGAATATTTCCCGAAATTGTATAGCTGGCTACGTGAGGAAGGTTACGCCATCGTCGCTGAATTACTGTGGACATTCCCAATCCCAAAAGAGTTCAATCCCGCATTGGGTGCCGGTGGATTATCGCATCGCGCACCGGACACAACGAGCACCGCCGCAGCGATAAGCGCGAGCATGGGCGGCGTCGAGCAAGAAGTCATCGAAGCGGTTGCGCAGGGTTTGCCAGGCTTCTGTGGTGGCTTCGTATCGTCGATACAGCTTGAGCGCTTACTTGAGCGACTCGGGGTTGCGCGCAGGGTTACACATAGCAAACGCAAGGAAATGTTGGAAGCGCTCGGGTACGTGTATCACCCGGCGCTACACGACGGTCGCGTCAATAATATGGTGCTGCCGGATGGCGGGAAGCCTCGAATATTTGTCCGCCGAGATAGTGCGGCACACGCGCTGGTGGTGGCCGGAGAGGTGGCCAAAGCGTACGAAACTGCAAATAATCACATTCGTGTGCCGTTCCCCTTGACATAGGTAAATTATTTAGCGATAATGAACCCGTCGAAACAATTTACCGGGATAAAATCATGCAAGTAGCTAAAGTAATTGGAATTATATACTTGACTCCCTGATGTAAATCTGTATAATCCTATTCATGCACTACGGAATGACTCTACCGCCCCAGAGTTCTGACATCGGCCAGTTAGCCCGGTGAGGAGTAAAAAAATGAAATCCCAAATCACATTGCACACACGTCTGAATTCCGGAATCTACGAATCTCATGGGGGCGGTCAGGATGTGACTGTCCGCAATTGGAATTGCGGCCCTGCCAATCTGCTCAAAGCGCTGGATGCACTGTATGAAGAGCGCCAGTCGAACATTCGCGGATACGGAAATATCGGATGCGGCAGTTCGTGGCTTGAAATTGATGGGGAATTTTTCGACGCAACCGCGCTTAATTATGAAATTCAGTTCGAGCAATATATTCGCGACGACAAGGATTTCCACCGCGCTCCTCTCAGTAAAATTCAAATCGCTAAAAAATATATATGAGTAATTTTCAATCTCTGATGCGCCGCGCCGATACGATGCGCCGCATCGAAACAAATTATCTGCATGAGGCGTGGTGGACAGGCTACATAAAGGGTCTGCGCCGCGCCCACCATGGCGAGCGGTTTGGCACTCAGGCAGAGCATGAATTGTTTTTGTCTACCTCTGAATCAACCGACCCAAGCCGGGCGGCATTAGGGCGTGGTTACCGCGCAGGATTGACGCTAGAGCCGCATAATCCTGATGGTTATTGCCCACGCTGCGAGCGTATTGTTCCGCTGATAGACAATGGTGAAACCTGCGCAGTCTGCAAACTGGTTTTATAGGAGCGCTATCATGAACGATAAAATCACAATCAGTACCTACCAGTTTCTCAAGCGATTTCCCATTGCCGAGGCTGCCCGTATCTATCTTGAGGCGCGGCGTTGGCCGCAAGGCGCTATCTGCCCTGCCTGTGGCTGTGTAGATCGCATCCAGACTCGCAAGCTCGTCGGATACTTCCGTTGCCTGAACTGCAAGACCGATTTTACCGTCCGCACCGGAACCATCTTTGAGCGGTCGCATGTTCCGCTCGATAAGTGGCTCTATACCATGTATCTGGTAGCAACGGCCCGTAAAGGCATTTCGTCTATCCAGTTATCTAAGGAACTGGATGTTACCCAGAAAACCGCATGGTTCATGCTCCAGCGCATTCGTGAAGCTTGCGGCAACGACTTGTATGACGTGGAGTTTTACAGCGTCAGGGGCTGCGATATGGCCAGCAAGGGTCAATTCCCCAACGTTTACGCCGATAACTTGCGGGCCTTGTTCACTCAGCAGACTGGGTTCGATACTAGTCTTTAAAACGAGTAAATGCCAGCCACGCGCTGGTTGTCACCTGACCGTCAGACGACTTGAAGGTGTGCCCGCCGTAAATAACATTAAACCGCTTGCGATCAACTAAAGTACCGTCGGGCAATTTTATTTTATTCAGAGGGAGGATATATTCGCACCCGGCAAATATGTTGATCATACCTCACCCTTCAAACAGTCAAGACAGTTGCCCGTGGATACATAGCGCCAGCCGGCATGGCCGCGCCTGCACTTTTCGCCAGTGCGATACAAAGTAAAACCCATAGCGTTCGCCGAGTCTCGAGACATGACAAACTCAGGATTCTCGTCGGCAAATATTTGGCTCGGAGTTCGCCTACCGTCAACTGTGGGTGTTGCAACGACAGGCGCCCTATGACATCCAGTACACCCGTTGGTAACTACGTGACGCGGCGATGCAGTGCCACACGTGCCGCACGGCGCTGCTGGTGTGTAGTATCGTTCACCTGATGCGCGTGCAATCGCGCGAGGCCCCCGCCGTTGTGCTCTAAAGTGAGCCACATCAGTTTCGCACTCAACACAGCGCCCTGTTGAAATCGAAGTTTTGCGCAAGTGAGGACCGTGAGGGCATACAATATCGTGATTGGGGCTGCCGTAATACCAATTTATACCGAGCGCAATGGATGCGTCAGGGTGAGTTGACCAAGGGGACGGTCTGCCGGGGTCGCCCTGCACCCATTGACCCCATAGCGAATGCGCGTCGGTGATTAGGCAAAAGCTGCAGCTGTTGTCTCTTAGGTACCTTGCCTTTTTTCCAGGGGCGCGGCCTTCCATTTTGCAACGACCGCAACCGTCGCGATCCATCCATCGAGTGTATCCGTTCGCTAACGCATCCCCGGGGCTCCATGGTAACGTCGAATATTCCCCAGTAACCGGATCAGTGAAATTGCGTTCTTTCATAATATATTCCGATAAAAATTACGTTACGTAATCATACTATAGTTAATTATGGCAGTCAATTACCCAACCCGCCAATTGTCATGGGTTATTATAATCAAATACTTGGCGCGCTTAACTAAAACCCCGCAACGCGTCAAGTCCTACGGTATTAAACGATATAGCGTAAATATAATGGGTAGTTATGTATATATAGCATTATATTTACGTATCATCTATGTCAGATGATGAATGTTATATATTACGGGGTAAGGGGTATTTATAGATATATATTATTAAAATCAATAACTTAGAGTAACACACCGTAAACACCCCGATATTTTTAACGGGGTAAACTTGCTATTTGTGGAAGCCATGCGCTAGAATCGGGTCACCATGAGCCTAAACGCAAGACAAATTAACTTTGCAAATCAATATTGTGTGGATTTCAACGCCACGCAGGCCGCTATACGTGCGGGATACAGCGAAAAGACTGCATACCAGATCGGCCATGAGTTATTGAAGAACGTTGAGATTGCAGCTCGCATCGAGGAACGCAAGGAAGAACTCGCCGCCGCTGCCCTTGTGGACGGTGCCTGGGTGCTTCGCCAATGGATGCAGATAGCAACCGCCGACGCCAACGACTTGACGCAGCTAAGGCGCGTCTGCTGCCGACATTGCCATGGGTTTGGGCATCAGTACCAATGGACTGAGGCTGAATATTTGTCGGCGGTCAATAAGGCGATCGACAACGGCAAGGATGCCCCCGACGGCATGGGTGGCTTCGGGTTTGACCTGAACGCCGAGCCGGCCGATGGTTGCCCGGAGTGCGGTGGTCAAGGCGCTGAGCAGGTATACATCGCCGACACCCGCAAACTCAAGGGCTCGGCGCGTCGGCTGTTTGCGGGTGTCAAGAAAACCAAAGACGGTTTGCATATACTCATGCGCGATCAGGACGCGGCCCTAGACAAGCTCGCCCGTTATTTAGGCATGCTGGTAGACAAAAAGGAAATCAGCGGCCCCAATGGTGGCCCGGTGCCTTTGGCGCATATCACCGCTAACGACCTGACCGACGACCAGCTCGCCGCGCTTATCCGTGCGGACGAAGCGACCGAAGAATGATCGATTTTTACGTATACGCGCACAGGACTGTCGGCAACAGGGTGTCGGGTGATGTGTTTTATATCGGCAAAGGTCGCGGTAAGCGCGCTTGGTCTAAAAAGGGTCGAAATGTATATTGGCACCGTGTTGCTGAAAAATATGGATATGTTGTTGAGATACTTGCTGACGGACTGACTGAGGGCGAAGCGTTCGATTTAGAAAAATCATTTATTTCAGTTTGCGGTAGAGCGACGTTATGTAATTTAACCGACGGCGGTGAAGGTAGCTCGGGATACGTCGCTTCAGAAAGTGCCCGCGCAAAAATTAGTGCAGGCAACAAGGGGCGTATTCCAACAGAGTCGCACCGTAAAAAAATTAGCAACTCCAAAAAGGGTCACACAGTTTCAAAAGAAACTCGCGCTAAAATCGGGGTCACTTCAAGAGGCCGCAAACCGTCAGCGTCACATCTATTGAAAATAAGTAAACCTGTCTCATGTTCAAATGGAATGTTGTTTCCGTCAGTATCTGGCGCGGCGAGGTGGCTGCGAGATAACGGTTTCCCGAAAGCGTCCAAGGGTAATATTGCTCAAAGGTGCCTCGGTAATTATCCGACGGCATACGGATTCGAATGGAAATACGTATGATCGGCAAAAAGGAAGCTGCTGCCGAATTGTTGCGACGCCGTGAGGCAAGGCGCGGGCTCGCTGATTACATCGCGTACAGCAATCCGAGTTACGTAAATTCCACGTTTTCGAATCACGTTTGTGCTGCGCTGGACAAGTTCGTTAACGATATGCATGCTGGTGTACGACCAATACTGATATTGCAGGCGCCGCCCCAACACGGTAAATCCGAGATTGTTAGCCGAAAATTGCCCGCTTATTTGCTCGGGAAGTTCCCCAGCTGGCGTATTGCTGCCGCAAGCTATTCGGCCACTTTGGCTGACTCGATGTCGCTGGATGTCCGGCGCAATCTGGTTTCCCCCGAGCACTTACGATTATTTCCAGCGCTCGACATTAAACGCAAATATACAATTGACCGTAACGGTCAATTCTCGTCGCCCACAGGTAGCGGGTCATATATTGGTGACGGTGTTGGTGGCGGGTTCACTGGAAAATCGGCCGACGTCTTCATTGTGGACGATCCCATAAAGAACGCGCAGGAAGCATTGAGCTCTACAACAAAAGAGGGACATTGGAATTGGTATCAGTCAACCTGTAAAACTCGAATGTCGGCCAATAGCGGGCAGATAATCATGGCGACGAGTTGGGCCGAGGATGATTTACCGGCGCGCATTGTTGCGTTGCATAAAGGCGATTCGAGATTGACCGTGCTCAGGTTCCCTGCGATCAATGAGCCGACAGAAAGCGGATACAACCCGAAATTGCCGCGTGGCCCCCTTGTGCCCGAATTGCACCCGCTCGCTCAACTACTCGAATTTAAGGCCGAGCTGTCAGATTACTGGTGGTCCGCGATGTTCCAGCAGACCCCGAAATCGTTGGGCGGCAACGTCTTCAAAGAAGACGGCATCCGCTACTACTTGCCCAAAGACCTGCCGGCCAAATTCGACAAGGTGCTCGCAAGCTGGGACTGCACCTTCAAGGATACGGATGGTACCGACTTCGTTGTCGGCCAGGTATGGGGCAAGCTTGGCGCCAATAGTTACCTGCTCGCTCAAGTCCGCGCGCGCATGAGTTTCACGAAGACGGTCAAGGAAGTTGTCGCGTTGCGTGACGCTTGGCCGCGCACGCGCGAGGTGCTGATCGAAGACAAAGCCAATGGCCCGGCGGTTATCGATACGCTTAAGGCGAGCGTTCCCGGCATTATCCCGATAGAGCCAGACGGCTCAAAGCTGGCCAGGGCGCATGCAGTTACGAGTTACTGGGAAGCCGGGAATGTGTGGCTGCCACATCCCGATCTGTTCCCATGGGTCAAAGAGTTGATTGCAGAACTGACCGCATTCCCAGCGTCGGCCAACGACGACCAGGTTGACGCATTGACCCAAGCGCTGCGCAGGCTCTATCCATTGTTCAACAAGATTAAGATTACGCAGGAAGCTATCAATAAGGCGATGGGGCGTTAACGCCTAAACAAACCCGCCGCGATACAGGCAAAAATAATTCCCAGCTGCATGCCGACAAATACCCCGATTGCAAATACGCTTAAGTTAGTCATGACGTTTTCCTTTAAGTGATTTATAGATTTTAACGCGATATGATTTCGCATATCACTGGTATCCTGACTCGTTCGCGTTGCCCAGGATGCTCGTGAACACGTCCACATTCGTCAGATGTAGCGAAATCTCCGAATACAACTGCGTGTCGCATTGGCCCAATTTTATATTTAATATTGACGACGTCACTCCAATTTTCAGGCGGCTCGGTTTTAAAATAGCTCTGTCGATTTACAATCGGCAGCAGGGCTTCTTGCATTGTTTGCAATGTGAATAGTAAAGTCCCGTCGTGGCTGGATTGCCGTATTATGCTGTAGTCGCCTTTGCTCATGCTCGGATCATATTCAATGTGAGAAACGTCAGCATTGGGCCACCATTTTTTAATGAGTTCTAACGGATTATGTTTAAGCCTCGATGACATGATGTTTTCCTTTAAGTGATTTATTAAATGCCTGTGCCAAAAAAGACAACCTTCCGGCCCCCTTTCTGGCACCGCCTTGGCTAGGCATCAATCGCGTCCTCTGCGCCGTAGTTCCAACCCTCAATTTCATCAGTCCAAAACACATTGCCGTCGCCATCGGTGAAACGGTTGGCGACTTTACCGGTCGAGCGATGCAACCACAGTTGGTTGCCCTCGCCATCCTCGCCCAGCTTTTCCATTCCAAATTCAAGCGGCGTGTCGTTTGCGTTCAACAGTTGCAGTGTTGGTGTTTTCATTTTAATCTCCTACCCCTGTTCCCGAGGTGCGGCGTCTGCGTTGTGCTGACAGTTCGCATACTAGAGTAATTATTTACCCATGTCAACAAGTATTTTATAAATGCTACAATGCCCCACTATTTCAAGGAGCGCCCGACATGCCTGTGCCAAAAAAGACAACCCTCCGACGCAACGTTCCGAAAGGTGACGGGCTTCGACGCGCAGCAACCAAGGCCCAAATGATGGCAGCTGACAGTTCCGCCAGTAAGCCGTACAGCTACCCAATCAAGCCGCCAATCCTTGCGCCAGGTGTGGTGCCCGCTGGTGTATCGGCCCCAGTGCTGGCCATGGACTCGACGGTGCAAGACTTCCTCAACAGCGGCTTCCCCGGCGGCGGCTTCCCCGGCTTCCCGCTACTGGCGCAGCTGGCCACCCGTGCGGAATACCGGGCATTCGCGGCGGCCATCTCTACCGAACTCACCCGCGAATGGCTGGAGTTCACCAGCTCGCAGGACGATGGCGCCGACAGTTCCGATAAAATTAAAGCGATTGAAGCCGAGTTCAAGCGGCTCAACGTTCGCGAAACCATCCAGCGCGCAGCCGAACACGACAGCTTCTTCGGGCGCGGGCAGCTGTTCATCGAGATAGCCGGGGCCGACCGCAAGACCCCCTTGATTCTGGATAAACGCACGGTCAAGGTCGGATCACTGTCGAGAGTTGTGGCAGTCGAGGCAATGTGGACGACGCCGGTGACATATAACGCGCTCGACCCCGTGGCGCCCGATTTTTACAAGCCTTCGCGCTGGTTCATGTTGGGACAAGAGGTGCACGCTTCTAGGTTGCTGACAATCGTTACGCGCCCACTGCCCGACATGCTCAAGCCAGCATTCAACTTTGGCGGTATGAGCATGTCGCAACTCGCCGAGCCGTACGTCGAGAACTGGCTGCGTACGCGGCAGAGCGTTGCTGACTTAATCAACAATTTTTCAATCACCGCCATTGCTACGTCAATGGACCAGGTGCTGCAAGGTGATGATGACGGCACCGATTTGTTCAAGCGTGCAGATTTATTCACCGCGACCCGCAGCAATAAGGGATTGATGCTTTTGGACAAAGAGCGCGAAGAGTTGATCCAGGTCAATACACCACTTAGCGGACTGCACGAGCTGCAGGCGCAAAGTCAGGAGCATATGTGCAGCGTGTCGCGCACGCCTGCGATCATCCTGACCGGCATTTCCCCGAGCGGCTTGAACGCCAGCAGCGACGGTGAGATTCGGGTGTTTTACGACTGGATTGCTGCACAGCAGGAAGCTTACTGGCGCGCGCCGCTTGAAATAATACTCAAGGTTGTACAGTTAAGCCTGTTCGGCGAGATTGACCCTGACATTGGACTCGCGTTTATCCCGCTGTACCAAATGACGCCGAAGGAAGAGTCGGAAATCAGAACCGCCGACGGTGCAACCGACGTAGCCTATGTGACGGCAGGTATTCTTGACCCGAGCGAAGTTCGCGACAAGTTAGCCAAAGATCCGGCGAGCGGCTATGTGGGGCTTGACACTTCGGTTGAGATAGTGCCTCCCGAAGCCGCATCGGGTGAAATACCACCCGATGGGCTGGGGCAAGATGCGGATTACATTGCGGAAATCAAAGGTCATGACTTTGATGAGTTGATCGATGACGATTGGGAATTCGGGAGCGACGATCCTACCAATTACGCAGCGGACGGTTGGATTACCGTACACCCGAACGGTCCCGATGCAAAAGGCCAGCCGGCGTTCATTGGTGAAGGTGGCGTCGTTGAGAAGGGTATGGGCGGCAAATTCAACGGTCAAAAAATAACCGAAATTCATAAAGGTTTTAGTGGTCCTAAATCTCCAGTTGACAAAAGTGGCGAAACGATAAATAATTCACCTACTGAAACTAAATCGGAGGGTGTCAAAATGAATCAAACGTCAACTGCTGGCGAAAAAGTCGAACCAAATTTAAATTTTGGAAAACCGCCATTAACTGAGGGTGAACGCAATAACATCGCGCGATCTGAATTGTTGTACCAAAAATACGGAAGTAAGGAGCAGGGTGGGCGTGGTGAATTCAAAGCAGCTGCGCGCGCTGGAAACTTCGATAACCTGCACGATGAGCATGTAGCCAACGAGGCTGACATTTTAGCTAAACAGAATGCCGCAAAAGCTGAAAAAAACAAGGCTTGGCGTGACAAACACTTACCCGGGCTGGTTGCTCAAAAACGATCACGTGAGGAAGCGGCGGCCGCTGAAAAACGAACGAAAGTTGACCGTGCCAAAAGTTACGCCGAGGCTATCGGTTCGACTGATAAAACATACCTGAATGTCCCGTTTTCGATGAAAGATCATGCTAAGGCGAACGGGGCGTTTTGGGATGCTGATGTTAAAAAATGGTTTGTTGGCGGTGATGTGCCCGAATCCTTGAAATCTTACATCGCTGCCCCCGCTGCCCCCGCTGCCCCCGCTGCCCCCGCTGCCCCCGCTGCCCCCGCTGCCCCCGCTGCTCGTAAATATCCGACGCGCGGCAATGTTTCAAGTGACGATCCGTCGATTTATGGTAGTTGGTTGCTCGGCTATGAGGGCGAGCCGTGGAGCCGAGTGTTGCATATGGCTCCCAAATGAAAAAGCCTAAGACCGCCAGAAGCGTCGCAGCGAATCGCGGCATTGAGGCTCGATATCGCAAAGCGCTACAGCGAATGATTGCGGAAATGCACGCGTCGGTCGAATATTGGACGGTCGCAGGTTTCCGCAAGGCGCCCCCGCGCATGACGGCACTGGTTGAGCAAGCACAGGACGCGGCACCGTCGTCCACGATCAAGCGCATTATGGCGGAGTTGGCGAAACGCTGGATTGCGCGCTTCGAAGAGTCCGCGCCTAAAATTGCGGAAGCTTATTTGTCCGGAATGTTCAAAGCCAGTGACTCAGCGTTCCGCGCGTCGCTCAAAGATGCGGGCTGGAGCGTTGAATTTAAGATGACACCAGCAGTCCGCGACGTTTTCAACGCGTCACTTGCTGAAAACGTCGGGCTCATAAAGTCAATTCCCGAGAAATACTTGCAGCAGGTGGAAGGTACGGTCATGCGTTCATACAGTGCTGGGCGTGACCTCGAAACTATGACGAAAGAATTGCGTGCGCTGTATCCGGGCGCTGCGCATCGTGCCGAACTGATTGCGCGGGACCAGTCGAACAAAGCGAATGCTGTTGTCAACCGCGCGCGCCAGCTGGAACTCGGCATAACTGAGGCGCTATGGATGCACTCGCACGCTGGCAAGAACCCTCGGCCTGACCATGTGGCCGCAAACGGCAAGCGCTACAATATTGCCGAAGGGTGTAAAATATCCGGCGAGTACATCCAACCGGGTGAGGAAATAAACTGCAGGTGCACGTCGCGGCCAATATTGCCAACTTGAAGATGGGATGGTTTGAGAAAATACAATAATCTTGCACTAACTCATAAAGATGGCGCATAATTCACACATATGAATAAGTTAACCCTAGCCTTTGACCGAAGTTCCCGCCGGATTGACGCCGACGGGCGTCTGCATGTCGATCGTTCGCATATAAGCAAAGCGAGCGTGAATCCGTACTATGGCCGTGAAATTCCAGGTTATGACGCGCTCGGGCTTGCGCCTGACAAAGTTTACCGCCTATTTCGCGACCCCGTGGAACTTGAGCGTGGCGCCCACACTTTTGCCCGCCTTCCTATTTTGTCCCAGCATATCCCCGTCACTGTGGATTCCCCGCGTCCCGATCTAGTCGTCGGCGCGTTGGGCTCTGACGTAACGTTCAACATGCCGTACCTTGATGCCGACACCACCTATTGGGACGCGGCAGCAATCGCAGGCATCGAGACTGGTAAAATTAAAGAATTGTCCTGTGCGTATCGTTACGTGCCCGTCATGGAACCCGGTGAGTTTGAAGGCCAGGCCTATGACGGACGCATGACGGAAATACAGGGAAATCATTTGGCCATCGTCGAAATCGGTCGGGCGGGGTCGGATGTAGTTGTCGCCGACCAAAACCCCTTCACTTTTAAGGAATCCGCCATGAAGATGACCAAACTGGGCAAGGCCCTTTTTGCGGCACTTTGCGCGGCATCACCGGTACTGGCAGCGGATTCCGCGTTGCCTGCACTGTTGGGCCAAGCAGACCGCAAGAACTTTAAGACCGCCGATGTTAAGGCAAAACTGATGGCACTTGATGCCTCGCTTGATTCAAATAAGCTTGACGCAGTGCTCGACGCAATACTTGACGTTGAGCAAGAGCCCGTCGCAATTGACCCGAACAAGCCCGCAACTGACGAGTCGCCAGCCGATAAAGTCCGCGCGATGCTTGCCGGTAAAGTTGATGACACTGTGATCAACGAGATTGTTGCTCTGATTGCCCCGCCCGCCGAAGACGAAGCCGCCGCCAAAATGGTGAAGGACGAAAAAGAGCCAGGCATGAAGAAGGAAGACGTCACGGCCGCTATGGATGGCTTGCGCAAGTCATTGCGTGAAGCCGAAGAGGCTCGCCGCGATGTACGTCCCGTTGTCGGCGATGTGATTGGCATGGACAGTGCAAGCGAGGTTTACACCTTCGCACTCGACCATATGAAAGTCGATCACAAGGATGTCGCAGGCGCACCCGCTCTTCGCGCATTGTTCCGCGTAGCTTCAAAGTCTGTTCAGCCAGCCCCTCGCATTGCACAAGATGCCGGCGGTCTGGTTGAACGTTTCCCTGGCGCTGCGCGCTTCTCGCACGCTTAATAAGGAGTATTAATCATGAGTGGTTTTCAAAGACAGGTCAATTTGACCCCCGCCCCGGCAGCGGCTGGCGACTTCGCTTCGGCGAATCCTCGTGCATCCGTGCTTGCCGGCCCTAACGGCTTAGTCGCCGGCCCGCTGGGCGTCACCGTCGGTAAATTTGCGTGGGTTGATATCGACGACATTACCGTTAAGAGCTACGGCGTTGCGCCGCATGCTCCGAACGGCTTTGTACATCGCGAACAACAAGCGCTTATCACCGCATATCTGGCCGAGGCTGGCGTGTTGGTTCCCGAAGGTTTCCCCGTTACTCTGCATCAAGAGGGCGACTTTTGGGCACTGCTGACAGGCGCTGATGCTGCAGTTCGCGGTTCTGCTATTTATGCCAATTACGGAACCGGTGACGTGACTGCTGTTAACGCGGCAACCGGCGGTGTAGTTACTGGTGCAATGGGTTCCACCAACACTGCGGCACTCGGCGCAACCTTCACCGCAAGCGGTTCAGGCACAAACCTGACCGTATCGGCAGTGACCGGCGTTATCAGCATTGGCGATACGATTAGCGGCACCGGCATACCAGCAGGTACAACGATTGTGTCCCAAACTTCCGGTACAACTGGCGGCGCGGGCGTGTATGTCACAAGCGCAGCTACCACAATCTCGGCAGCTACCGCGACGGCATTCGGTAGCACTGTTGTTGTGAGCGCCACCACTGGCCTGATCAGTATCGGTGACACAATCAGCGGCGGTGCGGGCTTCCCAGTCGGCGCAACTGTTGCGACCCAAGTTTCCGGTACACCCGGCGGCGCGGGCACGTATACGCTGAGCGCACCAGGCACGGCGTATACAGCGAGCGCAACCGGCGTGACGACTTTCGGCATCGTGATGAACGTTACCGCAGTAACTTCGGGCGCGCTTGCAGTTGGCAACCCCGTAAGCGGTTCGGGCATTCCCGCCGGCGCAGTGATTGCGTCGCAGGTCAGTGGCACCGTCGGCGGCATTGGCGTGTATACACTGACTGTGCCCGCCACTGCCTATGCGGCTTCGACCACCATCACAGCAGTCGCTGGCGTATTGACTAAGTTCATTGCGCAATCGGCGGCCGCAGTTGGTGAACTTGTAAAAATCTCATCTTGGGGCTACTAACATGAATCCAATTCTACAAGCATTAATGGAACGCGCCGGGGTTCATTTTATGGGCCAGCCGGGCGTGGACTTCCAGGCAGCAAACGCGAATCTGCGTTTGGCACACGATGGTTTCGCGTGCGACGCGCAGCCTTCCTTGATCACCACAAGCAACGCCGGTATTCCGGCATTCTTGACAACCTACATCGACCCCAAGCTGATTGAAGTGCTTGTGTCGCCGATGAAAGCTGCCGAGGTTGTGGGTGGCGAGGTTAAAAAGGGTGACTGGGTTACCGAAACGGCAATGTTCCCACTGGTAGAATCGACCGGTGAAACATCGTCATACGGCGACTACAGCGAAAACGGCATGGCCGGTGTTAACTCGAACTTCCCGCAGCGTCAAAGCTATCACTACCAGGTGATGACGCAATGGGGCGAAAAGGAACTCGAGCGCGCAGGTCTAGCACGTATCGACTGGGCTAACCGTATGAATATTGCGTCTGTTCTGACTCTGAACAAGTTCCAGAATAAAACGTATTTCTTCGGCGTATCCGGTCTGCAAAACTACGGTCTGTTGAACGACCCTAACCTGTCAGCCGCGATCGTACCGAATACGAAAACGGCCGGCGGTACAAGCTGGGAATTTGCGACGGGCACCGAAGTATTGGCAGATGTTACAAAGTTATATGTGAAACTGCAAAACCAGGCGAACGGTGTAATTGATCGAAACACAGCGATGACGTTGGCGATGTCCCCGGTGTCGGATGGTAACGGCATGACAAAGGTTACCGATTTCAACGTGACTGTTGCGATGAAAGTCAAGGCCATTTACCCGAACATGCGCATCGTAACGGCTCCCGAATATACGACCACATCTGGTGAATTGGTACAGTTGTTCGCTGATGAAATCGAAGGGCAGCGTACCGCCGATACAGCGTTCACGGAAAAACTGCGTGCGCATCCGATTGTCGTTCAATCCTCAAGCTTTAAACAGAAAAAAAGCCAAGGAACTTGGGGCTGTATCGTATACAGGCCGGCATTCATAAGCCAAATGATCGGAACATGACCCTGCGTTAACATATTAACTGTTTGATGTATAATAAACCCCATTGCAACTTGATGGGGTTTATTATTTTATGGCTACTAAACGGCATAACAAAGAGTTAATGGGCGACGCTTCGCGGCGTCCCTCTTGAACGGCGGGTTAGACACAACGTTAAAAGATAGGTGAACCATGAAATTAACTGAATTAAATCCACGATGGATAACATTGCAAAATTGGGTATCACCAGAACCATTCTACATTGGTTTATCTTTCCTGTGCCCGCATTGTCCATCTGATTTAGATGAGCACGGCAAAACTCGGCGTAGAAGATTAGCTATTTCGTTTTGGCCTCCGATTGACACAACAAATATGCTCGGGAGAGTGTTTGATTTGCCAGTAAATCAGATGGCGCATAGACGAGAATCTGGAGATACATTCGATACCCTGACTATTGAGCCAAGCATTGGTTTTGAAAGCATTGGACATTGGCACGGACGAATCACTAACGGGCAATGTGTCTAACGTGTATTTGAGCGGGCGCGTATAAATTTTTGATTGAAAAACCACGCTTCGAGCGCTCCGCTCGAACGGAAAGTTAGGGGCGAAACTATGAAATGGCAACCAATTGAGACAGCACCAGAAGCAACCAATGTACTTGTGTGGCGGGAAAACTTAAAACTGCATATGGCTTTACATGGTCGCACGCTTAGAATAGTATGAGCGCTCAAACGCTCGTTAATCAACTATAACTTAGGGAATTGCAAAAATGGCCACTAAATCCGTAAACGTATGCTGCAAGCTGCCGCACGGTATCATCATCCAGCACCCGCTCGACGCTAAAAATACCGTCACTCTGTTGGGTAAAAATAAAGCCACGATCATCGGAGCTGACTACGCAATCACCAAGGTTGACGGCGACTTCTGGGCCGACTGGTCTGCCGTAAATAAAGAATTCGCCCCCGTCGTATCTGGCGCAATCTTTGTTGCTAAAAATCAAGCCGATGTGACTGCCAAGGCCGCTGAGTTCAAAGAGCGCAAAACCGGCTTTGAACCCATGCGCACCGATGGCAAAGACGAGCGCGCATCTGGCATAAAGTCTGCTGACAACAAAGAATGATCGTCGTATTCGACCCCGGGGCGTTTAAAATTCGTTACCCCGAATTCGCGGGAGTTTCGGATGCACTGCTGTCCGCCTGCTTCACCGAGGCGGGGCTTTATCTATCGAATACAGACGCGTCACCTGTGCAGAATATCGTCAGGCGTACGCTATACCTAAACATGCTCACCGCCCACATTGCCTTTATGGGCGGCGCGCTGAGTGCTGACGGAATGCCTCGGCCTGTCGGTCGCGTGTCGCAAGCGGGTGAGGGCTCAGTGTCCGCCGGTTTCGAATACGGTACGCCTGGTACGCAAGCCTGGTTCGTACAGTCGCAATATGGGGCAAGCTTCTGGCAAGCTACAACCAGCCTACGCGGCTTTCGCTACCGCGCGCAACCTACCGTATACTAGCCATGGTCGCCCGCACTTTCGACAACGTTACGGCGAAGCTAACCGAGATTGCCGAGAGTATGGGTGAAGGTTCGGTCCGTGTGGGATTCATGGAGGGCGCGACGTATCCTGACGGCACGCCGGTTGCTGCAGTCGCTTATTGGAACGAGTTCGGTGGCCCAAATCGGCCCCCTCGCCCGTTCTTTCGCAAGATGATTTCCGCAGAATCCCCGACCTGGGCTGGCAAATTGGCGACCCAGATTAAGTCCTCGAATTATGACGGAGACAAAGCGTTGGCGCGAATGGGTGAGGATATCGGCGGCGGATTGGTACAGAGCATTAGAGATTTTACGACCCCCGCATTGGCGATGCGCACCATTCTCGCGAGGGCGTCTGGCGAAAAACACGGTGCCATAAAATCAGGAACTATCGCCAAACCCCTCATTGACACCGCTCACATGTTAAATTCGGTCAGTTATCAAGTCGATGACGGCGAAGTGGTGCCGATCAAAAGGGCTGAATAATGGACTTGCGCGGAATTGCCAATGGGGTAACGAGTGCGATCAACCCAAATGAGCCGGTGACAATCTTACGTTCGACCGGTTATACGGCAGGGGCTGGTGCCAGGCAGGTGCCGTCGTATGCTGCAGCAGATCCGGCCTCAGCGAACGTGCAAGCATTGGACTCGGTGGACTTGAAGCAGCTTGACGGCCTCAATATTCAAGGGACTATTCGCGCCATTTATATTCGAGGTTCGTTGCTCGGCACGTCGCGACCTGACGTAAAGGGCGGGGACATCGTGCAACGAGGGGCTGCCGGCAACTGGCTAGTCGTTAAAGTGCTTGAGGCCTGGCCAAACTGGACTAAAGCCGCAATCGTGCTGCAGGTGCCATGATGACTGACTTTACCGTAAGCCTGACAATTGACAATGTGATCGACGCGCTGGCTGCCTATCTAACGCCGTTCGTCGCCGGATCACCGATTATCCGCGGGCAAGTTAATCGCACACCGCTGCCGCTCGGGCCGTTCGTGGAGTTGACCGAGATACTTACAGTCGACTTAAGCGTGCCGACAACCGGTCACGATCCTGTATTGCAACTCAACACCATAACCGGACCGGCGCAAATTGACGTGCAGCTCGATTTTTACGGGGCGTCGGCTGGTGATTATTTCAAAGCTGCCCGCACTGCCTTCCGCACTGGCTACGGCTTCGACGCATTTCCGGCCACGATAAAGCCCCTCTATATGTCAGACGGTCGCCAATCCCCGTTAACCACGGGGGAACAACAATACGAAAGTCGTTGGACATGCACAGTATCCATGCAATATAATCCAGCAATCACGCTGCCGCAGCAGTCCGCAAATACACTGAGCGCCAGCCTTGTGAGTGTTGAAGCAACTTACCCGGCGTAAAATTTAAGGAGTAGCGCAAATGATCCCAGCAAGTGACATCGTACAAGTTAACCCCTCGGTCATAAGCGCCGGCGGATCAGCGCTCGCTCTCAATGCTGTTATCTTGACAAAGGACACGGCAGTCCCGATTAATACGGTCAAGCAGTTTTCTAACGCAGCTGACGTCGGCAGCTTCTTCGGCCTGTCTTCGCAGGAATACCAGTGGGCGGCCTATTACTTCCAGGGCCGCAACAATTCAACTCTGCGCCCGGCCCAATTGAATTTTGCACAATATCCCGAAGCGGCAGTCGGTGCATATTTGCGCGGCGGTTCGCTGGCAGCAATGACGCTCGCGCAGCTTCAAGCGCTAAGCGGCACCATAATCGTGACAATCGACGGTGTGCTCGAAACTTCAGCATCAATCAGTTTGTCGGGTGCTACGAGCTTCAGCGATGCCGCCACGATTATTGCTGCAGGTTTCACGCTGCCGAATTTCGCAGTGACATACGACTCCGTACGCTCAGCGTTCGTATTTACCTCAAGCACGACCGGCGCCGCAACGACGGCCACTTTTGCGACCGGTACGCTATCCGCATCACTGATGCTAACATCGGCGACCGGCGCGGTATTATCGCAAGGCGCCGACGTGGCGAACCCTCTAACATTCATGGCGAGTGTTACCGCAGTTACGCTGAACTGGGCGACATTCTCTACTGTGTGGAAGCCTACAACCGCCGAAGCCGTCGGCTTCGCGCATTGGAATAGCCAGCAATCTAACCGTTATGCGTATGTATGTTGGGATAACGTAGTTGCCGCACTGACGTTCCCCGACACCACATCCAATATGGGCTTGATTGTTACAGCAGGTTACGGCGGCACCACTGGCGTGTATTGTGATCCGGTTCTTGACGCCAACGGATATGCGGCAGCGATGGTGTTAGGCACAGCGGCCAGCATTGACTTTGGGCGCGCAAACGGACGCATCACGTTCGCATTCAAATATCTTGACGGCATCCCCGTGAGTGTGACAAGCCAAACGTATTCAACAGCCCTGAAGCAAAATAGTTACAACTTTGTGGGCCAGTGGGCGACCGCGAATCAAGGCTTCACCTTCTTCTATCCTGGCAGCGTAACGGGCACTTATAAATTCCTTGACAGCTACCTGAATGAGGTTTATCTAAACAGCCAGTTGCAGCTTGCTCTCATGGACTTGCTGATTGCGATGAACGCAATCCCATACACCGCAACCGGCAACACGCTTATTGCGCAGGCGTGTCAGGATCCAATTAACCAGGCGTTAAATTTCGGTTCAATCGTTCCTGGCGTGACGTTGTCGGCTTCGCAAATCGCACAGGTTAACAATGCAGCAGGTCTTGAAATTGACGGCGTGCTGAGCACTCGCGGATGGTATCTGCAGGTCGGTACTGCCACGGCTCAGGTTCGTGCAGCACGCGGTTCACCTCCAATTACTCTGTGGTATATGGACGGCGGCAGTGTGCAGCAGATCAATGTCGCTTCGATCATGATTCAATAACGAGGGTCAATTAAATGTCAACTATTACAAGTGCAAATAGCGTTTTGATGCTCGGTATCAATAAGCTGTTCAACATCCCGATCCAGATGCAAGGCTTCGCCACTGACGACGCCTTCGCGGTCGACGATGTGGATATGGCCGAAACTATGATCGGTGTTGACGGTAAATTGTCTGGCGGCTGGGTGCCGGCAGTAAAGTCAATGGAAATTTCACTGCAGGCCGATTCGGCTTCAAATGATTTCTTCGACGCCTGGATCGCGGCCGAAAGCGTGGCGCGCGAAAAGTACACAGCAAACGGTTCAATTTTGTTGCAAGGAACCGGACGCCTGTATGTACTGACGAACGGCTTCTTGAAAAAAGGCAGCGTCATTCCGGCCGCCAAAAAAGTCCTGCAGCCTCGCAAATTCACGATTGAATTTGAAAGTATTGCCGGAGCACCGATAGCATGAGGAAAGCCATAACTTATACGGCGACGACCGGTCGCGACGCTGGTAAAACGTTCTTGCTTACGGAAATGGCGGCACGTCCGGCGCATAAGTGGGCCACTCGCGCACTGTTCGCTGTGATGAATGCGGGACTTGAAGTGCCTGAAGAGTACGCCGACGCAGGCTTTGCGGGCCTTGCCGCTGTAGTATCGTCCGGCGATACTCAGTTGCTGGCGATGTTTATCCGCACCTTGGGTAAACTTGATGTGGCCGTCGCAATGCCGTTGCTCGAGGAATTGCTGGATTGCGTAGAAGTCGTGCCGGACCCAAGCAAGCCTCACGTAAAACGCAAATTGTTCGATGAGGATATCGAAGAGGTCGCCACAGTTTTCGCATTGCAAAAGGAAGTTTTAGTTTTGCATGTGGGTTTTTTTACGGCAGGCGCCCGGTAGATTTCGGACCGAGCGCCTGTAGTAATGCGAGGTTGTTGGAATATACAAATGTGCCTAGGTATATTGGCGCGGTAGTGTCGGCGAAACTGGCATCGCTGCTTGAACTCGATACCGTTTTGTCCACCGAGGATATGTTCGACCTGTTGGAAATATTGGCAATTGACGCACATAACCAGCGCATCGTAAATAAGGAATAATCAAATGCCCACAATAATCGACGCACTGGTAGTTACTCTCGGCCTCGATGCGTCCGATTATAAAAAGGGGGCGAAAGAAGTCGAGAAGGTCGGCAAGGATACCGACGAGAAGATATCCAAGTCAAAAAAGAAACTCAGCGACGAAGACAAGAAAATTGCCGAAGAACAGAAAAAGCGCGCAAAGGAAATGGAAGCGCGCAACAAGGCGATGGCTCAGGGAATAAACAAACTTCGCAACGAAGCGTTAGGCCTGCTGGCGGTATTCACTGCCGGCATGGGCATTAAAAATTTCATCGAAAGCACGATTGATTCCGGTGCGAGCTTGTCCAGGATGTCGAAGAATTTGCACATGACTGCAAAGGACTTGGCTGAGTATAAACTTGCCAACCAAATGGCGGGCGGCTCGGCTGAAGGTATGGTCGCGCAGCTGCAGCAAGCGTCAGAAGACGTTTCAAATTTACAGCTTGGCAAAGGGCTCACTGAGAGTGCGCAAAATACCTTACGTTATGCTGCGATGTACGGCGTGTCGGCTTCGCTGGATGACATGAAGGACGCCACGACATTACTCAAGAAGCGCGCTGACATCATCGCCACAATCAACAAAGTGAGCCCGACACAAGCCATGTCCGTGGCCAAGTCAATGGGCATATCCGACGACACCTTCAACCTGATGAAACTGGGGTCTGTCGGTATTGATCGCATGAAGCGTTCGCAGGAAGGCTTGGCAGCATCGCAAGCGCGCAATGCCGACCGTGCCGAAGCGTTCCGGCAGAAAATGGTCGATCTCAAAAACACCTTTAGCAATATTGCGCTCGACCTGTTAATCGGGTTTATGCCTGTTCTTGAAGAGATCCAAAAAGAACTCAAAAAGTTTGCAACCTGGATGTTGTCGCAGCATTTAAACGTACACGACTTTGCTGTAAAAATTGCGAATTCGATTAATTCGATTGCGCAAGCGCTGAAAAATGTCGACTGGAATGGTGCGATTGCGAAAGCTGGTGATTTAGCTAATGCGGTCGTAACTCTGGCCAGCGCACTCGCGTCCGTTGTGAATTTCGTGTTTCCGAAAGAAGAAGAGAAGTCGAGCTTCGAAAAGGGAGCCGATAAAATTTTATCCAATGCGTGGGATTTTGTTTTCAAGGGTGGCGGCGTCGGCGCCGGAACCGCGGTGCAAAAGAATGTTTCGTCAACATCAAGCGCCGAAGTTAAAGTCGGCACTGTCAACATTCACACGCAAGCAACGGATGCGGCCGGCATCGCCAAGTCATTCGGCGGCGCTATGCAAAAATACGGTTATCCGGCGATGGCCGTCTCGGGGGTTAAATAATGGCGTTCCCCAATTTCCCAGGAATTCCGGCATTAAAGAACCCCGGCCCCGCTGGAGTTGCCACGCTCGCAGCACCTTTAATTTCGAAATTCCTAAACGCTATCGCCCCCAAATGGGGTATTTATGACGCTGCGAACGCTAAGCCAGTAATCGTACCGGATAACATCGTGTCCGTGGATTACTCAAACGCGGCAAATATTCTGAATTATCCGTTGGAGGAAGGCGCGTTCGCGTCATACAACAAGATCCAGAACCCTCGCGCATACGCTGTGGTCATGAGCAAAGGCGGTACGCAAAACGAACTGACCGCGTTTATCACTGCGCTGGAAACGATTCAAGCATCGCTCGACGTCTACACAATACACACGCCGAATAAGTCCTATTTGAGCGTAAACGTTGACCGCATTGAGTATCGGCGCGAAGCAACTAACGGTGCTGGCATGATCAAGGCGACAGTCCATTTCGTCGAAATTCGAGCGGCCAAGGCTAAATTTTCCACGCCAGGCGCAGCAAGTCCGACTGCAACGACACCCCAAGCGCAAGCGACTGTGAATAATGGGCAGACTCAGGCCGCAACCGCGCCGACCGTTACGGGGGCGCCACAATGAAAGCTATCCCGCTCAACCCTGTGCCGTCGCAAACATTCAGTTTGACGCTGAATAGCCAGCCTTTGAAATGCAACATATACACATTGGCGACTGGACTATTCATGGACGTGTTGCTGAACAACGTGACAATTTGTGCAGGAGTCCAGTGTTACAACAATAACAAGATTGTGCGCGAGGCCTATTCAGGATTGATCGGTGACTTCATGTTTACCGATACCCAGGGTAGCGACGATCCGGTTTATACGGGACTCGGCGACAGGTTCAAACTTATTTACCTTGAGGCGGCCGACCTGTGAACGTCTTTTTTGAGCGTGAAATTGAATTGACCATCCAGCTCGGCGCGGGGACGTTCGGCGAGCAAGTCGGCGATACTGTCACGCTATCGGGACTTCGCATCTATGCCGACACATCTGCGCCATGCGGTGACAGCATGGGTGCAATGCAGCTGCGCGTTTACGGTTTGACGCAAAGCATGATGAACCAGATTACAACGATAGGTGTATTTGGCCAGGTTGGCGGTTCATCTAAAATCACGGTCGCCGCGGGTGAAAAGGGTAAAGCACTGACGACAATTTTCCAAGGCTCAATTTGGCAGGCTTGGGCCGATTACAACAATGCGCCGGAGGTGGCCTTCAATGTGATCGCGTACACGGGCATGACGGCCGCCCTGAAGCCTGTGGGGGCCAAAAGCTATACCGGAGCAACCGACGTATCGTTCGTCATGGAATCGCTCGCTATGGACGCCGGGTGGGCGTTTGTTGACAGCGGTGTAAATGTCACATTATCCAACCCATATTTTCCCGGCTCTACACTCGACCAGATCAGGGAATGCGCACGATCGGCGGATATTTATTACAAAGTCGAGAATGAAACGCTAACCATTTGGCCTAAAAATGGCTTTGTTCAAAGCTCTGAGCCGATCATTTCGGCAGAAACCGGCATGATAGGTTACCCATCATTATCCAGCCAGGGCATGACTGTGAAAACATTGTTCAACCCTGGCGTTACAATGGGAGGGATGCTTAATGTAGAAAGCTCACTAAAAATGGCAACTGGCAAATTTCAAGTACTGAACTACACCCACAGCATATCCAGTCTCGCGCCCGGCGGGCCGTGGTTTACTGAAATTCTATGTTTCCCCGCAAAATGAGCGAACAAGGATACCCCTCAGGCATTGACCCGACGACGGCGGCGACTGAATACAACGCGCTCAATTTCATGATTCGTCAGCTACTTTCGCAAGTCAATACGGCGACGCTGGTGCAAGTCAAAGCCGTAACCAATTCGGGTGGCGTGGTTGCCGCTGGTACGGTGGACGTGCTGCCGCTGGTCAATCAAAAAGACGCTTCGGGCAATGCCATTCCCCACGGCACGGTGTACGGATTGCCCTATTGCCGCATGCAGGGAGGCGCAAACGCCATTATTTTAGATCCGCAAGTCGGCGACATCGGCATTGCGGTGTTCGCAAATCGGGACATTTCGGCCGTCAAAGCGACGAAAAAACAAAATAATGCAGGTTCCGCGCGTCAATTCAGCATGGCCGACGGTATGTATATTGGCGGCGTGCTGAACGCAATCCCGACCAATTATGTGCAATTTGTCGGCAATAATATAAACATAGCGGCGAGCGGACAGGTCAACGTTAAGGCCCCCGCGGTGACCTTGGGTGATAGTGGCGCAGCACTGCAAACGCTGCTAAACTCGACGCTGCTGACATGGCTTAGCGCTCATGTGCATACCAGTGCAGTGGCGGGCAACCCGACAAGCGCGCCGACGCTGCCGATACCGGCCACTGTGCAAACGACAATCACGAAGGCTGAATGATGAATACCTTGCTTTGTAACCCTACGACGTGGGACCTGCTGGTAGACGCAAAAGGCAACATTGCCGTGGCTGGCGAACCGTATTCGTTGGCGCAAAATATCGCCAGCGCACTTAAAACATTTTTAGGCGAAGTCTATTATAATCAAGACTTAGGCGTGCCATATTTCCAAGATATACTCGGATACACCGAGTCTGCATCGTTTCTTGCGGTACAATTTGAAAACGCCGCGCTAAGCGTGCCCGGTGTGGTGGCCGCGCAGTTGACCGGGCTTGATTTTCAAGATAGAAAACTGACCGGAACGCTAAAGGCAACGGACGCGCTCGGCGTAGCGCATAACGTCACATTTTAGGACTGAATAATGACCACTAACGTTCCGCCATTACAATTCACCTCTGCGGGGGCTGTAGCGCCGACCGAAGCCGCAATTCTCGCAGGCGCACAGGCTGACTTTAATGCGGCGTTCGGTGGCAATCTCGACCCTTCATTATC